ATAAAATATTCCAAATCATTTTTGTTTACTCCTTTCCCAATAATTATACAACTGACAAAGAAACTTTTCAAGAATATTAGAATGCTTTTGTTTGTGTTTACTTACATAATATCGCCCTGCTCAAGATTTAACGTATGGTAGAATGAGCAAAAGATAAGCCCGTTAGGGCATTGAAACTCGCCCTCTTTAGTTAATTAGTTCTTATAGTATTTCCCCATGCAATAACTTCCATGTTGTCTGCCCTTTCCCCAGTTATTACTCTTTCAAGTTTTGGTTCTACTCTTAGTGAGCATCCACAGACAAACATTTGAGAAATTTCTTTCGATGTACCATAATTAGCACATAATGTAGTTCCATCTATGTAGACCCCCCGAATTACAACTTTTGATTTTGCTTTGCTATCTTCTGCGAAAAGCGTATTATGGTATGATATACTATCAACATTCCCTACCGCCTTGTAATATCCATCCTCAATTAGCACGTCTCCGTATTGTCCAAGCCCTCCTCCGATAGCCTGATGCGCTCCCCAAGAACAGCCCGATGAATCATGGATCATCGTGCATCTAATATATTTATTGTGATATGGATCTGACGCAATGCCCCGTTCATCATGTACAGAGTAACGGCAATTTGTTGATTCAATCCATGCGTTTTCAAGAGTGAAGCCATATTCCCCACTATTAAAAGGTGAAAAACATTCGTGTACTTTTGTGTTACTTCCTTTGTAATTGAACAATACTTTTGATCCATTCGCGAAAATAACATGTACTCTATTTTTTAAGAAAATGCCAATCATCCAAGTACCGCTATACGAATCCAAATATTCTTCTCCAAATTCTTCTGCGAGATCAAACGTTTCTGCGTCAACATATACGATAGAATCCATAAATTTTGTTGCTTCTTCGATTACTCCCTTAAGAGTTTTATAATCTCGACTGGAACCACAATAATATATTTTTTCTTTTGGCTTTAAAGTATTTGAATTGATATCATATAAGCCTTCTTTATACTCTTGCGGAAGTTCTCCGTTCGCCCACATAGGATAAACAGTTGTCGGTGCCCCATTCACAGTAAGATACAAATTAAAATTATAGTCTATTGTTATAATAGTTTCTTTTCCAGTAGCATCAGAATAGCCCAAATCTGATGCTTTGCTGACTGCTCCAGTATCAACGTTTTTGATATACGTAAATGGTGCAGACATCCTATTGAAGTGATATGATCCTTTAGGGAGATTTTCTATTTTTTGCGTAAAGTAATTGTTAGCCACGGTTATACTATCTGCCCCAGTATAAAAAGTATTATCAACCCACTCCGAAATTAAAAGATACTGCTTTACTGGCTCCATAAAGTTGTATAACCCATTAAAATCGTCTGTCTTGGCTATTATAGGCAGTATTTTTTGATCAATATATTTCCCTACAAGTGATTTTTCTAGGTTTAGTGAATACACACCATATACATACTCTTGCGGAAGTTCTCCGTTCGCCCACATTTTATATTTTGCCCAATTCGTGTTAGTTAAGCATACATCAAAATCAAAATTCACAGTAATTGTACCTAATTCTTTTGATGCATTTCCAACTTTTTCAAATCCTAATTGCTTAGCAGAACTTACTTCTCCTGTCTGGAGATTCTTGAAATATGTGAAGGGGACAGATAGAGAATTTACATAGTATGTTCCTGCTTTCATGTTAGCTAGTTTGATGCAAGTGTATTCATCGTTAGCGATTCGATTGTCAAACCCACCATAATATCCTTTTATAATTTTGTTATTATCTATATATTGCTTAACAGCATTCCCTAAGTCGCTATCTATTTCTGACTTCAATCCAGAGACATCATCATTCAGCTTCACGTAATCTTCTGGAATATTTTCAGCTACCTGATCGACAATCTTCTGCGTTGCTTTTGCAACCGCATCAACTACATCTGATTTGGACATGTCAACATTAACTGGCATACTCTTTGGATTTACCACAAAATAAAACGGAGCAGATTCTATCGTCTCCGCTCCAGATACCAGTTTTATTTTACATCGTACCTTTCCTGCCACCGCAACCATCTGCTGCTGTACAACAACCGTTACTTCTCCATTTGAATATGTACATGCAAAAGAGAAAAATTTTCCATCATCTTTTCTGCCTTCTATTGTTGCAGTTGCAGATGCAGGTACTGTCCAGCTGCCATCTGAAGAATACAGCTTAAAAATAAAAGTCCTGCACTTATCATCATTCTGCGATACATTAATATGTATTGGTGAACCCTTATCTGGCACCATGTTCAAATTATATCTTACTTCAATCATGATTATTCCTTTCCAGTTTCTCTACTCGAACTGTAAGCGCTTTTACTGCTCCGATCAGATCTGATATCAGCTCGATGTAACCCAATGCTCCATACTCAACCTGCTTTGATTTTCCGTCTGGTTGCTTCTCCCAGCGCAAGAATTTTCCGAGCAGCGCGCAATTTTTGCTCTTGATAATAGGCTCAACGTCCTGATATATGAGGCCATAGTGATACATCTCGTCCTGATCAGCACTGTATCGGTACGCTGCTGGGCGAAGCTTATTGATAAATGTCAGGCTCGTCTCCTCGTCCAGATACTGCACCTTGTCTTTCAGACGCGCATCCGATGCGGTATTGACTACGGCAACATTAAGCGTGCAACTCTGCGGCGTATCTCCATCTCCTTGTCTCTTACCATACATACTTATCACGTTGGAGCTGCTCTGCTCGATACGTGCTGTATAATCAGCAGTTTGCTGATCTATGCTTTCTGCTAAATGGAAATCTATGTAAGGTGTATGAGCTGCTGAGTCATTATTTCCAAATATTTCTAACCCGTAATCAACAAAGATCGCCTTGTCGAAGTACACATCCTGATCCGTATATGCCCCATCTACAAGCTTTCCATTTCGGGACGATATTGGTCCTAGTCGAAAACGACCATCTGTATTGATAAAGCCTTTTCCAACCTTTAAAATACCATTGTTGATCAAGACCTCGCCTGTCTTCATATCTACACAAAACAGCGTATTGCCTTCTCCGTCCGATACTAGAAGCTTTCCAGTTTTGATGTAGGTTGCATCGAGTCCAATCAAGTAAATTTTCTCCAAAATTGCAGTTCCATCCCAACTGAGTCCGTTGTAACTGTTTCCACCATCTGACGAGAATAAAATTCCTGCATCATTTACCTGGATAATCGTGTACGATTCCTCTAAGGTCTTCTTATCATGCAGGAACCAATTGTGTGCTCCATCTTTTCCAATATCCGTAACGTACAGACCAGATGCCTTTCCCATCTTGTCTACAAGGTCAGCGATGGCCTTTTTACGGTCTTCCCGTTCCAAGTTGATTATTTCCTCAATCTTGGTATCTGTGTCTCGTCTGGCTGCATCTGCGCTTCCTGTGTAGGTTTTGAGCGTATTACCGACTGTGATTTTATAATCTGATCGATCCAGAAGATTTCTGGTGAGTGATACAACAGGGCTTCGAAAATCCAACCCGTGGCGTTTGCTTACACAGTGGACATTCTTCATGAAGTGAAAAGACTCAACCTTAACGCCTGTTCCAGATAGATCAGCCGCAGTCACTGTGATTGACTCAACCGACTTGAGTGCTTCCTTTAGATCTTCCTTACCCTTACGAAGCAAATTCTCTGGAAGAGTCACATCTTCATGCTCTATAGTCTTAAGAACCAGACCATACTTTGATACCGCGTCATCGTCCTGCACATAATCTTTTCCATTGTTGACTGATTCAATGGTCAAATACTTTTCTTCTTCGTCCTCAGCTTCCTGCTTTTTCCCAAGCGGAATCACTGCTGTGGCAAAGCCAGAATCAATCTCTTTTACCTGGTCAATGTCAATGATGTTTTCCCCATATTTAGCTGTCTGCTCATTATTCTCTCGAATCTCTGCCAGACAGTCCAAGTATGTCACACCATTTTCCCAGCGCTCCACCAGAAAACAGTCCATCTTGTCAAGAAGCTTCTCTTGCAGTTCTTCCCAAGTTGATGGGTAATGTATATTGGACCTGACAACATAATCGTTTGGATCTGATAATGTAACATTCCCCACAACAAATTGACGCTCTTTCTCGACCTGCGCGTTATGCTGCGTGATCAAGAAGGTAAAATACTCTCTGGGACTTCCGGAGAATTCGTATGGGCGAACGATCGTATCATTGAGATATGCCAAATCGCCTTCTGCTGTGTGCTCTGTATCTCCCCAAAAGTCAGGATTGTTTTTGATGATACGACCCTTAAAAAGCGTCTCATCATCTTCTTTTACTGTTACTCTGGTGACTCCCGGAGTGATTGCCAAGTCTGCATATTCATGGTCTGTTGGAATGATAAATTTCAGTGTTCCAGCCTTGTTTTTAGCCTGGCTTAACTCTGCTTCCTCCAGCTGCAGCTTTTCAATACGAGGATCATAAATCTTTTTGGAATCGGAATATATTGTGATCATAATGATGCCTCCTGGTAACTTACTGCGACTGTTCCTGTGCCGATAAATTCAAGCAGATTATCTCCAGCCGTGAAGATGATCTCCGAAATACTATTTTCTCCAGATGCAAGAGTATATGTCTTTCCGGAAAAAGTCACTGTCATGGCGGCGCTGCACTGAATGTTCGGAATCACGTTTCGCTGCAGGTTGTAGCAAAGCAGCTCGGTCTTTCCAGACACAGTAATTTCTCTGTATGTCAACTCTCGTTTGTATCGATACGGATCATAGGTGATCGTAAGCTCTACAGAAGACCAATAACCATCACATGACTCTTTCACAGAGATTCGCCCGCTTAAATAGAAGTCCAGATCATATGGGAAAACGACTTGGCACTTCTTTCCATGGCAAAGCTGCTTAATGCACATTGTCTTTTGATAATGTTCTGGCATGTCGGCTTGCTTTGACAATTTAACCTGCATGGTTCCTGACTTATATCGGATAATGCCGTCCTGCTCTGTATAATCCAAACTGCCATCCATGCCGGTGATGTCGATATATTTTGTCTTTGGTGTCGGAGCGGTTCGGATAATGATGGTTTCGATATCGTATCCATAGTCTTCCAGAAGATCTACACTATTGATCATCAATCCTTCCATCACATCACCCCTCTCTGATTCATCTGTGCATACTCTTGTAATCCGGCATTGATACGACTTGTCATCACTTTGCCGACTTTCTTGCCATCTAAGCGCACATCCATCCCATCTATCGCAGATGCTACAACTTCTCCCAACCGATCATAATCAAAGTCTGATGAGCCCGTCTCCTGCGACTCTGGAGCTGATCGCGCAACAGTCTCCATGGTAGACTCCGTGGCTCTCTGTGCCAGTTCTGCATCCATGGTATAAGATGCCTGACGGATCTGATCGACTGCCCAGCCTAGATCAAGATCGGGCAGAAGCACATCTTTAAAGCCATCCAATGTTGCATCTGCTGTATCGGCTGCAGCTTCCTCAACCTGTTCTTTCCCCTCCTCAATACCGCCTGCCCATCCTTCAGGAACGTAAAGTGCATCGGCTTTTGCTGCTGCGGATGGTGAATGAATCTGAGCGGTTGCGCGGAATGCGGCAAGAGCCGCTCGTGCTGAGCTAGCAGCAGCTGCTGCTACACTGCCCTGTCCAGCATATATGCCTGCCGCAAAGCCCTCTGCCAGATATCTTCCAGCGCTCTCGGACTGTCCTCGGTAATCACGAATCTTTTGAATATACTTGTCGGAAAGTTTTGTCGCGGTTTTGGCGGTGTCTACAGAACCAAGGCCAAGATTCATCGCATGGCTGACTGCAAAGCCGTCTGCCCATGCCAGAGCTGTTCCTGCCACCAGAACACCTAAAAGTGATGCCAGAAGATCTCCTGCTGTTTTGGCAGTATCTGCAGATCCCAGACCATCATCGGTTGCATTGGAAATGTCAACTGCAGTATTCTCTGCATTTTCTTTTTGTGCCTCTGCACCGGTAATGTAACCTGCTACGTTGTCGGAACCAATCTGTGTTGTCGCGTCTGTATCAGTCAAGCCGTCCTCTGTTGCACCTGCGAGTGAAATTGCAGTTGTTGACACTTCTGGTTGCTTTGACTCAGCACCAGTAATGTAACCAGCAATGTTATCGGAACCAATTTTTGTTGTTTCATCCGGTATCGTAAGCTTTTCCATAAAATCATAGGCAATTGATTGGAGAGATTCATCTACCTGCGGACGTTTGGAATCAATTCCATCGGCTGTAGCCTGAGTTGCGTCCTGAGCTGTTTGCTGAGCGGTGCTTACAAGACGCTCAGCATAAGCCTTATATCCTGTCTCAGCCTCTGCGTTTTCATCTGCAATCTCCACGGACACATTGTAGTACTTGTCCCAATTGTCATTCAGATCTTGAATATATTGAACATTTCCTGCGTTAATCTCTTGAGCAATTGCAGCCACCAATGAAGCTGATTGAGGACCTAGATCACGCAAATATTGAACAAATCCAGCATCTAACGCCTCAATTGAACCAGTTGAAACATCTTCTACACCTTTGGTCAACGCGCTTAAATTTTCTGAATAGCTAGTCATACCATTGACACAAGAAGCAAAGTTTTCAAGTGCTTTGGCAGCCGTAATCTCTGCTCCAGCAGACCATTCACTATACAAACTTAGCTGTCCCATAATAGAGCCTTGAGCACTTTCATACGCACTTTTATATGCTTCTTGCAAGGTCTGAAACTTCTCTGCTATCTCTCCGGTTGTTTTATAAGTCTGACCAGCATATTCAATTTCTGAGGTGAGAAGATCTTGATTGACTGTAATTGCACCCTTTTTAGCATCTGTATCATCTTCTACTGCATCTTTCTCTTCTTTCTGGGCATCTGTTTCTCCGATCAAGCTTTCCTTAACCCGATCAACCGTCTTTTCATACTCTTCTGCGGTTTCGTTTGCCTTATCTTGAGCTTCCTGAGCACGATCAACCTCTGCACTCAAAGATTCTATACTTAATGCCAAATCTTCTAGCTCATCATCAGTATTACCTGTAATATCATAATAATCTTGCAAAGACTCAACCACCTGATGATTTGGACCAAGAGCTTCGTCAACACGTTCATTCCAACGCTTCTGCGCTTCTGTCAATCCATCCTGTGCCTGCGTCAACGCTAACGTTGCATCAAATCGTGCTTGATATACCTTTTCTAATGCTTCTTGCGCTGATGCTTGCATAACCTGTGCTTTTTGGTTATCAAGTAGCTTCTCAATCTCTTGATTTGTTAAACTAATGCTTCCGGTTTCTTCATCATATGCAGTGGCTAACTCAGGAATCGTATCCGATAGTTCAGCAACGATACGTTTCAGCTGGTATTTTTGATACTCATTCTTATTTTCAACCCCAGTTAAGTCCAAAAGAGTCTTCTTATAAGTTTCTAACTTATTGTTATCTACTGTTGCCGCATCCATCGTTTTTTCAGCAGTTTTCAACGATGCATCAACCGTATCAAGTGCAATATTGATATCATCAATGTATTGTTCCATTTCAGACTTTGCAGGTGAAATCAAATCCGTCAGCCCCTTGAACATGCCTGTCGCCATATCAACCACGGTACCAGCAGGACCCGAAATATAGTCATATGCTGCAATACCAAGGCCTTCCAGAGCGGATCCCGCAGCGGTGATCTTACCTTGAAGGTTATTCTGCATTGTGTCAGCCATATCAGATGCAGCACCGCTAGAGTTACGCAGTTCTTCCTCGTAGCCAGCAATCTTATCAATGCCTTCATTAAGAATTAAGTTTAAACCTGTGATTGAATCAGAAGTAAACGTTGATGCCAGAGCGGCTGCCTTCTGAGCATCGCCCATGCCTTCTGTTGCTGCATCAACATCTGTGATGATATCAGTAAGATCTCTAAAGTTACCCTGCGCATCCATAACAGCCACGCTGGTCTCTCCGATCTGGATCGCACCCTCATCCATCTTGGCTGTAAGATCTCGCATGATCGCAGCCAGCTGAGTACCGGCTTCTGATCCCTTCTTACCCTGGTTGGCCATACCTTCGAGGAGCGCCGTTGTTGTCTCAATGTCCTGTCCACTCGCATTAAGATTAGCAGCACAATTTTTGTATGCCTCTCCCAGCATCTCAGCTGTGGTATTTGAGTGTGCCTGAGCATATGCCAGCATATCTGCCATATATGTGGCCTGATCTGCTTCCATACCGAACGCACTCAAATAATCTGTAACCATATCAGATGCAGCAACCAAATCCATACCAGATGCAGCAGCAAGCTGAATAACACCATCAACTGCACTAATGGACTGCGATACATCCCAGCCAGCGAGACTCATATATTTGAATGCCTGCGAAACTTCAGTGGCGCTAAAACGGCTAGTGCTACCAAGCTGCTTTGCTTTTGCTGACATCTTCTCTAGTTCTGCACTAGTAGCACCAGAAATTGCCTGCACTTCAGACATTGATGCTTCAAAAGCGCTTCCAACTTGGACAACATATTGTGTTGCTTGCTTCACTGCTGCCGTGATTGCAGCTGCACTTACAAAACCTGCGATCACCTGTGTAGCCTTACTGACTGCAGCATCGATGCCAGTGCAACTTGAGTCAATCTCGTTTTCAGCATCTCGAAAACTCTGACTCAAGCCCGATGTATCTGCATTCTCGCCTACCTGATCAGCTGCCTCTTCAACATCTTGAATCGAATCCACAATCTCTTCAGCACTTGCATCAACAGACTCAGATACACCTTGCATATCTTCCGCAAGAGGAGACTGACTGACACCATCTCCCATTCCTTCCAAGGATTGTTCCACATCGGCTACTGCGTCCGTGATCTGATCCGCGCCTTGCTCCATGACATCCTGTGCATGATCCATTCCTGTCTGAAGATCACTTCCAACATTCTGTCCCATAGATGACAAACTCTTGTCTACTTGCTGTGCTTCTGTCTGCGCTGCTTTTCCAAAATCTTGAATCTTCTTTTCTGCTTCCTGAAGACCTGTCTCAATGCCTTTTTGATCGACACTGGTTTCAATCTTTACCTTTCCATCAGCCACGGCCACTAACCTCCTTCATACGCTGCTTCACATAGTCTTTCATGCGGCGATTACGTTCTGACAGTTTCATCGTGCTTTCTGCGTCCTCGCCTTTTAGCTCATACTTTTTGCGCATCTTCGCGTAAAAAGATTTCTGCTGTTTGGACATACCAGATGTATCGACCGTTCTGTACATCATTACTTTACTGAGTTTACAAGTATCTGAAAGATTTTCTAACAAAGCACAAAACTTCCACCAGTGCATCCGCAACGGCTGAGTTAGATCGATCTGGTATTCTTGAAGAAAAGCCGACCATATCAGCAGACTGTCTACACCATAGTCAATTGCTCTGGTACGTCTCTGAAAATGTCCTCTGCGCTTTTCCTGCTCGTCTTGCTCTTTTCCACAACGAAAGAACCACACAAGCTTTTCTATTGCCTGTGTGGTCTGTTCTGGGGCTTTCTCCATGTAAAAGATGTTTAATGCAGACAAAATCCGATCTGTATCACTCAGTTCTTTGTCATGCATAATCTGATCAATCAAAATAATGGTGCGGAAGTCTGCGTTTATCAGATATTCCACACCATTAACTAAAACCTTATCAGGTAGCTGTTCCAGGAGCCAGTTCATACTTTTTCACCGCCTCTGCCAGATTTTCATATTTCTTTGCGATGCAGCTGCGCCGCACTACTGCCAGCGCCTGCTCGGCCTGAATCTTTCCAAGGAAATCATAATACGCTGCCTCGGCTTCCTGAACATCCTTGCAGCCTTTCAGCACATCCGTCTTAGTCGCATCAATGAAAAATTTACGGTACATGCCGATCTGCCATCGGATGTACTCGGACATGGTGTGTCCGGTTGCCTTATATTTTTCATTGGCAGCGGCCATATTACTGACGGCCTTCTCAAAGCGCTTCGCATCTTCTAAGCGTGTATGCTTAAAATCAATTTCCTTCCCGTAAATTTTCATAGCTACTCCTTACTCTCCTGCTGACCAGGTATATTCTTTTGGCTGATCTCCGATCTTACGAAACTCAATATCAATGCCTGCTGAATCGCCACTGTTTCCGGAACCATCATTATTGACAATAATGGTAACCTGTCCCTTCTCGCCAAGACCAGTCAGAATGTTAAAGTACACATAGTTGGTCACAACCTTGTGACCGGTGCCGTACTTGATCGCATTGCTCAGACAATAATCCTGTGCCTCATCACCAACATAGCGATCTCCAGTAACCTTAAAGGTTCGCTGCGTTCCTGTCTTCTGAGTAGACTTACCGGCACGAATATAAGTCTTTTCAGATGTTACTGGATTCAGAGACGCATCCAGTCCGGCAATATTCATCTGTACGACTGCATACTCAGATTCTTTTGTTGCCACTGCTCCTGTCGGTGTCAAATCAATTGCCAGCACCATATCATCCGCTGTTACATCTCCAGTATACTTTGGATTTGGTGTAACATCTTTCATTAATTCTGCTAATTTCATCTTCTAACCTCGCTTTCATAGTAAGTAACGCGGCACTGGAACATGTACCGCGCTGTTAATTGCTCCATATTTACTCCGGCCAGATTCGGCATGTTCTGCAAGACTTCCATCTTCTGTACTCTACAGTTCTCCGGAAACTCTGGATATTCTTTCTTGCGATTCTTCTCTTCTACCCAGTCCATCAGACCTTGCGCAAAGGTCATGGCCTCTAAGTTCACATCATCATCATAGGAACTATAGGACTTTGTTACGATAATCGTGAAGCCATATTCTTTCACAGCTCCGGAACGAATATAGCGCTTCTTGATCTGATCTGCATAATCTGTCAGAAAAGCAACTGAATCCGCTGTCTCTCCTGAGAAGTTAAAATTCATCTCAGTTGAAAGCTCTTCGATCTTTGGTCGGAAGAACTCGACCATTGCATGATGCTTATCCATCTCATCCTCCTGACTTTATATAATTTTCATATGCACGCGCCAATGCGTCTTTACGTTCCACCATCATTGCCTTGTCCCAATGTGATGTCGCTTTTGGATGCGGAAATGAACTGTATTTTAATCCTCTGCCAGTGGGAACCTTTGCGATTCCTGGTCGAGACCAGTAAAGACCTTCGCCATTTGTAAATGCACCTTTCTTTGTTGTCGGATCAACGTATAACTTTCCCTCATACTGATAATGAGCGTATGGAGAATTGTACTCTACAACCCCGTGATCATTCTCTGTGTAGACACTAACGTTCTGGGTAAGAAGCAGGTGCCTTGCTGGAATATATGGAATCATCAAGCGTTCGGCCTCACTTGCTAAAAAAAGAAGGTTGCCACGATCATGGCAGCCACTTGCATCCTCTGCAATCTGTCTTTTTGATTTTGTCCAGTCGAACGAAAATTTCATTTCATCAGCCTCCTACACGATAATGCTTATCCACAAGATGTTTTGTGTTATCCACGGTCTTGCTGATAATAAAGGCATCTGACGCATACTGGCGAAGCACCTTTGTGATATTATTTGTTGCCGGATCGATCTCTTCTGGACAAATCCCCTTTATCACAAGATCTCCTGCTGACAGTGTAAAACCTATCTGATCCTGTTTCCACTCGTGATACGGTCGGTAAGATGGATTCTTTGGAATTCGAACAGTGTATTCCGGCCGAAGATCCATCTGCAAGAAGGTCTTTTGATTTGCACCAGCTGAGCGGATCATCGCACTGTTATAGCTGCATCGCTCCAACACTGTTTTCTTCCAGTGTTCCTTTTTATCTGGAGAGTCAGCTGCTTTTAACCTGTTATAAATCGTGACCGTATCACAGTAGTTCGGATTCATTTTAGCCCCCTGTACATCAATCCTGTGTTACAGAGGTACTGCGCGATCAGGCGCCGCACCTCCTTCATTTTGCCAGTTTCAGTCAGCGCTGAATTTGACAAATCTACCGTTCCACTCTGACCATCATTTGACCATGATGCCAATGGACCTGCCAGGCCGTTTTCCTGCTGCTCGGCCTTAGCCTTGTCTGCCTGATACAGTACCTCTGCCACAGCGCAGGTACACAGCTTAACCTCTTCCGGTGGCTCCGACATAGATTTGACTCTTTCAAAGGTATAGCGGTCAATCTGCACTCTGGCTTCGCGCTCCCAGTACAAAAAAGGTTCCTCCGGTACTACTGGGGATTTCCCCAGCAGGTACTCAGAAGTATAAAATTCATAATCTACATATACTGTTCCCATAGATTACTCCGCGTGCTTTCTGACACCGACACGAGCCTTGGTCGGTACACGATAACCAGAGTTGATTTCAACCTGTGCCAGCGTACCGTTGAAGTTCTCGGAATCCTTCAGACGAATGGTTTCCAGATTGTCAACAACTGAAAAGCCTCTCCAGTCGTACATGATGAAATCAATGTCAGTCAGCTTCACGGTCTGAATGGTACCTGCATAATCGTAATACTTTGCAGCATCCAATGAGTCAAGCATGTTGCACTCGATCCAGAGCATACCCAGCCATCTTCCGATCTGGCCAGTCTGCATAATCTGATCGTTTGTGACCGGAGTGTACTGATCGCCAGCAGCTTCAAGCATTGTAGTATAAGTAGCTACCGATGCCAGTACAACATTAGCAGCAGCCTTTCCGATTCGAATTGTCTTACGAGCATCCAGAATCTCTTTCTTGATGTTTTCCTTAGTCAGTGCGGTTGTACCAGTCAGAATGGTTCCTTCATGTGCCAGACATGCAAGTCCAGATGCCTGCCAGCCCTGACGGCAGTTCTGTGTTGCAAGTGCCAGATGCTCCTCTGCCATTGCATACGGCACCGCGTTTGCCTGAATCTTGTAGATCTTCTTGGACTTGGACTGAAGATTATTCAGTCTCAGATCAATCAGCTCATTTTCAGCTGCTTCATGTGAAAAATCGGATGCCGGAGTCTTCGGATCCTGTACATCGTCCTCTGGTAATTTAAAGATCTTTACCAGACCACTGTCTGCATCGCCCTGAAACTGATCATTGTAAGTCATTCCCGGCTGAAAAATTGAATCAAAATACAGATTCGGCTCTACGATCTGACTATACTTCTCTACTACGTTATATCCACCATATTCCATTATTTCTTTCCTCCTCGATAATACTTGTTGTTGCCGTACTTAGCCTTCAGATACGCTTCGTCAGCGTCAAGGGTGCTTGGGCGGTCTTTTCTGTTTGCTCCGCGTACCCAGCTTCCCGGCTTTGTTTCCTCTTCCTCTTTTTCTTTCTCAAAGGAATCCGGATCCTCTTCCTGAAGCTTTTTCATATACTCATCTGCTCCGACAAACTGACCATCCTTGTACTCCAGTTCCATCATTCCAGCAAGCGCGGCCTTATGTGCCAGCTTTCCGCGAATCTTTTTACCTGAGAGGTAATCCTTCGCCGCTGCCTCTTTCTGCAGACCTGTGATCTTGCCCTGAAGTGCTGTTGTGTCTGTTTTGTACTTTTCTTCCCAGTCGGCTGCGGACTTTCTGATGCCTTCGATGTCCATATCCTTATAGGACTTGATCTGCTTATTGGCATCTGTGAGCTGCTGTCTTACACCTGCAAGCTCAGTTTCTTTTTCCGTATACTTCTCTACGGAAACGTAGCGACCCTCGGACAGATCTGCATACCTGACATGCTTCTGCTTATTCGGCTCTCCGTTGTTGTGCTCCTGAAGCTTCTCGTCGACCTTTGCGTACAGCTCGTCTCCTAACAGTTCCTTTAGTTCCATCTTTTCTCCTTGTGAGCTTCGTTTTTATTTGTGGTTTCTCCACCTGCTCCGGCAGTTTTGCTCCCATACCGAGGGGATATTCCCAGCAGTTTAGACGTCTTAAGGGGTTCGGACATAAAAATAACACGCATTGCTGCGTGCTTTCTCGCTAATTTGTGCTGGCGCAAATTACTCCTCGTAAATCACGTCAAGCCCATACGTAATAGCTGCATCATGCTCAAGTCGGCAGCCTCTTGCCTGTTCCCAACCCTTGCAAAAATATGCTGCATGGCAAAGACTCATGTTCTCTAATGATTTTGCTAAAAAGCAGAGAGGAATCTGTACAACACCGCGTTCCTTCATAGCTTCATTGCTGTACCATTCATCTGTAAACAATGTGTTTACAATCTCATATCCTTTCTCTTTTAATGTTGCAATCGCCTTTTCTCTGGTAGCCTTGATCTCTTCCTCGCTTTTACCAGCCATTGGCTGTGATAACATTGCTTTCACTTGTTTACTCCTCCTTGTAACAGGTGTTAGTCACCTTCTCATAAACATCTTCATATAGTTCCTCTTTGTCACCATTATATGTATACTCTGCATACACTCCATCATCAAGCACCGTTGTAGCTACAAGGCATTTATAATTCTGCAATACCTTACTGCTCCAGACAATAACTACGTTGTGTCTGGCAATATTTATTGACGGCTTATGCTTGTGATACCACTCAACAAGCTTAGTTTCGCAGACGCTCGCAAAGTGATCTACTCCCGTAATAACCATTAGTGTTATCCTCCCTTTCTTAAAAATGAGCGCAAAAATACCACCGGCCTCTCGACTGGTGGTATTATTCTCTGTGGTTTGAGCAACTCAGACATATTTCTTTATAATTTTCTACAGCTAACACCTCTGGAGGAATTGTCCAATCAGGTGCCATTCCTTCAACATTCATATGAATATCAAAGCACACCGCATCCTCTATTTTTTTCTCCAGCAAAGGACACAAAGTAAAATCAAATTTGTCCATACTTACATACCCTCTACGTTCTCAATCTGATCAATGATATCCTGCAATGCTTTTCCCTCAAAGAAAGGCTCCTGCATTACTTCCTCAATGCTGTGTGCCTCCATGAAATCCTCTCCACACCACATATCGAAATGACCAGCATCAAACGGATCTACTCCACATGCTTTTCCATTATAATCAAAAAGGACATGTGTACATAAACTTTCAATTCGATCTCGAAGTTCTTTTGCGGCCATTATGTCAACCAAGTATTTCCACCTGTTACTTCTACATCAATTTCCTTTAATCTTTTAACTCTCTTTTCCACCTCTTCTTGAGAAAGATTTGGATTTTCAAGTTCATCCAAAATTTGCTCCTCTTCTTTCGTCAACTGCCTCATCTACTGCCAACCTCCTTCTCCAATAAGCCAATTAAATCTTTCGCAATAACATTTTCATCTTTTACAGAAAAACATTCTGCAATAACCTCTGTATATTTTTGTTTTCGATAGCCTTCATTGGCATATCGACTCAGTGAAAGTTCTAATGTTGTTCCCTCTAGTAACATTGAATGCACATATTCATAAATGCATGCATCAACTATTCCTTGTGCTTTAATATAGCTTACTTCTCTTAATTTTGCAATAGATTTTACTGAATCATAATAAAACTTATGTCCCAATTCATGCAAATATGGCGCATACTCTGTTGTACTAGCAAATCGACCTTTCTGTGCATTTACAAAGTCTAAAATCTTCTGTCTTGTATCATATTTGCTATTTATAAAAAGTCTTCCTGACGCTTCATGAAATCCGCCAATTGCGTTTGCATTCAATCCCTGCTTTTCAAAGTCTACAACTGCAACCGGAGGCATTTCAAACGAATCTGGCAAATCTGTTTGAACCTTTTTGAGCATCTTCTCTGCTAATCGTACTGCCTTATTTCGTGGATTGTCAGTATCCGTTACCATATCGAAGCTGCTATTGTTTACTGGCCTTACCCTCATTTTGACCTGACTGATTTGCAATTCTTGTTCTTGTCCATAGCGTGGTCGAAAACTGTTAGACATATAGTTCATGGATTCAGTTGAATTTTCTTCATCCCGTGCTTTCGCCCTTGCCAGCTCTGTCTTGGTTGGCGTAAACTTACCTCTCAGCCCATCTTGATACACTCGTTCCATCTGCTCCGGCAGATCCATCGCCTCTGCGAATGCCTTGTATGTCTGCATCTGACCTTGATACTTTGCCTTTTTCAGTGTGATGTCGTTCGGATCCGCGCCGCCGTCCTGCATCAAGCGGATGTCCTGACGCGTTTTGCGCATTCGAGTTTCCATCTTACGCTGTGCTTGAAGTGCTTCGTAGGTGGTATATTTCTTTCCGAGATATTCTTTTGGTGTGTTTTCCTCTGCGATCATTTTATCTAGCTGTTCGTCGGTGTATGTACGAACGGATACACCTGGAATGAACGGTTTAAAATCGTAGATGATAGCAGTTAATTCCACATAAACCTGTAACCGTTCCATAGCCCGTACTTTCTATAAAATTTGGATAATCTGCCATTTATGCATCACCTCCCACAGTAAAAGTATTTTTTGTTAACTCCAGTATTTTTTCTCTGCACTTATTCTAGCTTCTATTGCATCTTCTTTTTTCACATATTGTCCTAGATTAATATGCTTACCGTTAACAGTTATCACAGCTCTCCATTTTTGTGTTTCTTCTCTCCATTGCACTCCAGAATATCCAGACGTATTATTTTTTCTCGGTCTTTTGTCTCGATTCCAACAATTTTCCTGTAATGTAACCCATCGACAATTTTCTGGAGAATAATCTTTATCAACATCAATTCGATCAATTGTAAAGTTTTTCTTATAGCCATTTTCTAATGCCCAAACTTTAAATTTTTCAAAATTATTCAACCATTCTGAGCAAACTTTAATGCCTCTTCCACCATAATATTCATAGTTACTGCATGTAGGTATGTAACATCTAGCTTTCATCGATCTCCATGTGTTATAAAGCCTAGTTCCAGTTCCCTTATGTGTACTGTTTGATCGTGATGTTGTTTCTCTTTGAAAACAGCCACACGATTTGGTTTTACCTGTTCGTAAACGTGTACCTGTTACAATCGTTGTCTTTCCACATTCACATTGGCACAACCATCTAGATTTCGATCCAGAATTTTCTTTTTTGTTTTCCTCTCTGCTTAATACCATTAACCTATTAAATTTTTTTCCTGTTAAATCTACATATTTTCCTCCCATTCAGCCTTTCTCCATTCTATTTTATTACTTTTTCCAATGATAAATCCGGCCTTGCCATATCTGATGATCTGGTCTCGCCCCAACGTGCGCTGATACCTCTACATATTCTGTATTCAAATCACTCATTACTTGCTTGTTAATTTCCGCTTGCACTTGCCGAAAGCCTGTCATGACCGCTCTACGGGCTGCTACGTCAACTCTGTTGTGCCAACCAGAATCATAGTCAATCCATCTTAAGCCTGATGTGGTCATTGTGTTGATCGTGCGCTGGAGCACTGTGTTGTAAGAGAATGCACCTGACTTAATGTCCATTATGGCAGCGTCAAGTGTCTGCTGATAGAACTTCATCGTGGGCGAATACATGATGTTACCTGTCACAGGATCACGAATTGCAAATCCTGCTGAACCTGTGAGATTTCGGAACGTGTCCTTGGTCTGCTTTTTGGATGCCTCAATCACTTTAAGCAGCTGAACATTCTGTTCGAGTGGAATCTGCTCGAAACCGGATACCTGATATTCCCGGTCGTGACCGTAATACTCGCGGTACACGTCATCTGAGAAAATTTTATCCACCTCGTCATCTGTCTTCTCAAGAGTTTCTTTAATCCATTTTCGTATCTGCTCCTCCGACTCACCTAATTGCTGCAGTCTGGAGATCTCCCAGTCGGCAGAGGCTGGAGAAAAGCCATTCGCCTTGATGCGTTCTATGATATCCTTCATGATACGCATCTCCAGCTCTGACATCAGTTCTACAAACGGCTGCGGAATCTGTTCGAGTTCGCCCTGTGTCATTCAATCACCTCTGCTGGCTGCTGAATGGATTTCTTTGCCTGTTCCTCGGACTCGCCGTAATACTTTGCACGGTATTCCCAGAGCTGCATAGCGCCCATTGCAACGTCCTCTCGGTCGGTTTTTCGCTCTGCATCCTTATCGACAACCACGCTGTCATCAAAATCTGTGCAAAGTTCAAAGCCTCCTTCTGGAGCAAGGTGTCCAATTGTGGTCCATGCATTCATGGCATCCAGAAGACCAAGAAGTGCATCTCTTAGACTGTTTTGAATAGCCTTTACCATCGCGTAAGAGCGCTGCTTTCCTGTCTTAACCTCGGTTGCCGTCTTTGTCACAATCGTTGGATCTGATATTGTGCCATATGCCAGGTGTGAGGAAAATTCTACACGCTGAAGCATCCTGTTATAGCCATCGAAAAAACTTTCGTTTCTGATATCCGGAGAATATACATTGAAAAATGGTGAGCCGTTTTTATCGGTAACATCGCCCATATCTCGGTATAGTCGTCCTTTGCCCTTTGGCATGATTACATGGCCTTCTCGATCCTTCTCAAAGAAATCGTTTCCTGCCTGTACCGCCGCTTCCTTCGCTTTATACTCCCAGAGAGTAGCTCCATACTGCTGATCGGCATCTCGGATATGCTTAACGGCTCTTGCATAGATGGAAACTCCGAGCGGACTATTGCGATCTACATTATTAGCCACCGGTATTCTGAAATATGAAAATAGCGGACATGTCGCGCCCGCCAGTAAAACCTCTGGTTCCAGATCTGCCCACTCAGAAACCTCATTTAATTGGACTTCCTGTCCCAGATTGATGATATCATTTATCTTTACAGCTGCCCTCCTGCTTTTAAATGCCTTATTCTGGATGCAGTAAGTATGAGTCCGCTCGTCATATTCCTGATACTCCAGCTTCGTATATAGCCATTTTCCTTTGTGCTTGAACTCTGGAAAGATCGCTGCTGTGACCTGCTTTGCGGAATTGAACGCAACCGGAAAGAAATTATCGGAGTGAATATAGTCAACTGCGATATGTTCGCCGCTGATATATGGTTTTAAGATCAAACCTCCTCCTGCACAGGCATATTCTACAATGTCTGACAGATCTTTCTTTACTTTTGCAAATTCGTTGTCCAGATACTCAGCTCTTGCGTCTCCATCAACGCTGATCCGCGCCTCCATCGTTACGGCTGTTGCCATCTCGGAGCAGACAGAAGAGGGAAGTTCACAGCTTAAAACATCCATGCTTGGGTCAATCCATGGTGCTTCGTTTTCATACATTTTATTCCACAATAAGATTCGCTGTGCCATCTCTGTGCTAATTGCGATATCCACACCCATTGCCTGTTGAATGTTCTCATAATACATCATGGTTCATCACCTCCTTTATCGTCTCTTACTGCTACAGGAAGAAAATATTTAATCTTCTTCCACATTCCCATTACTGCATATCTGGTTCCGTCTTGACAGTGATCGTTGATCTTTAAGACCTCTTCCTTGCCCTTTTCTATGCTTTTTTCATCGTACTGGTACAAACCCATCTCCTTTATAAGCCATGGTTGTTTTCGACTTAGCTTCAAGCAGCCAAATGATAAAAGTTTTTGCACACGGCTGATTCCGAGCTTTACCGTATTGTCTGCATCTTTTATTGAGATATCTGGCACCAGACGTTTGATTTCCTCTGCCAGACCTTTTGCCGAAGGGTCTATGAATACCCATGAGATTTTTCTGTTATATTCTCTTTCCAAATTCTCACAAAAGCTCTTAAAGTCCGCCGCATACTCGGACGGTGATTTCTGGCCGGATTCGCGGCCACTGTGATAATACTCATCCAAACCTCGTAAACATCTGTGATTATAGTCAATGCCAAATGCCTCGAATACGGTTGGGTTCTTTTGGCCGTAATCGAGGCCAATTCCGATTTCTCCTATGGTCTTCTTTTCTGCCTCTGGCAGCTCGTCCTCGATATGACTTTGACTAAACATGTAATAGATCAGCTCATCCACACCGACGCATTCACCGCCCCACACCCAGTTGTACATCTTCCGATCTACGAGGCGCATTGCCTCTGCACTGTCGATCAGTGCCTTTCCCAGCCATGCTTCCGGTACATCCTGATAGGTGGTGTGAATGTGTATGGTATCTGGGCGGCGCTCCATCTTCTGAAGCCATGCCATAATCGGCGCGTTGGGGTTCTTTGGTGGATTAAACAGATAGATCATCTGAAAGTCGTTATCCACATTACCTCGAACGAATGTCGCCTCTATGTTGGCTAGCTCCGCCTCTCCCTCACCATCATCAAAGAACTCCGTTGCCTCGTCGATGATAACCAGCTTGATCGGCTTGTCTTCATCTATGATACCTTTCGTGTCATCAATACCATCGGATCCGGAGAAGTATATTGTGGTGTTGTACTTCTTGTAGGTAATCTCCATCGGAGATTTCGTGATATAAAATCGATTCTTCGGAATCTGCAATCGGTTGATGCCACGAAGCATTTCCTTGTAGACGGTCTTACGAAGTTTATTGTGGTGCTTGCGAAGAACTACTACCGAACCTCGCGCATCTGCTGTGATCTGGTAAACGGTTCTGATACCTGCATAGCTTGACTTTGTTCCGGATCTTCCAGATGTTAAGATGATGTGCTTGTGCTTTTTATCATTGAACAGCGGCAGATATTTCGGAATGACGATATCGGATATTTTAACCTGTTTCTTCGGTCGCTTCTCCAATTGTTTTTTCACTTGATTCTCTGTCTGCATCATTTATAATCTCAACTCCATCATCTTCATTTTCAACTGGCTGGGCGGATAAGCGCTCTGTCTGAGCCTTAATCTGGGCAATGCGTGCGCGCTGCTCCTCGGTGGCTAAGTCCATATGATCCGACAACCATTGAAGAGCTTTCATTCTGTCTGCAAGTTTGATGCTTGCCCCATCGCGGCCTTGTTTCACCTCTGCCAAAATGGTGCCATCTACTTCAGCAGATGGGCGAAATCGGACAGTATTCACAGTTTTGGTAAGCTCTTTTTCTTCGCCGGTATCAGGATCTTTGACCTTTACTGGCCCATACAGCGCCATGACAGGGACCTCTTCAGTACCAAATTCAAGATAGTCCGTGATGTCGGCAAAGGCGATGTCGATGTACTTTTGGAAGATGTCAGATTCAGAAAAAAATTCTCGGTTGAGACGATTTATTTTCAGCTTCTGTATCTCTGATTTTATCCGAGTATTTCCGAGTAATGCTGAACCATTCGTAAGTGCAGTTTCGTAGCTACATTCATATGCTTTTTGATATGCTTTCGTAGCATTAAAACTCCGAATGTAATAAACACAGAAAAGCCGCTGTTTATCAGTCAAATCAGCATTTTCTATTACCTTTTCAACTACTTCCTCTGCCTTTTCTTTTTTATGGTCATTTTGTGTGCACACTTTTTTCTGTTTTTGTGTGCACACCTTTTTCCCGTCTTTTGACCATTTGTATCTGGTCTTCCAAGACTTCACTGTGTTTATAGTGACACCATACTTTTCAGCAATCTCTTTGTATTTCATTCCCTTGCAGTAATCTATATACGCAAGGTCATAGTTTTGCGGTTTTAAGTTTTCATCCAATCCTCACCACCTCTCATTCATGTCTGTTTTTGGCATAAAGAAAAGCAGCCCCGAAGGACTGCCTCAAATCACGTAAAAGATTTATTTTTTAATCACAGCTGACAATACAGTTATTTTTTCTTAAACCCGTATCATAATAACTTTCATTCTGTGTGATTAAATATACTATATCATTAAACAAGAAAAGGCGAAAGCTTTCGTTCAAAGCTGCTTCTGCCGCTTTTGTAATTGTACCAAAATATTGTTTTTCGTCTGTATTGAATACTCTGATCATTAACATATTGTTTTTCCGCCTTTCACAAGCAAAAGCCGCCAACTTCTGCTGACGGCTTACCTTAGGGAAGAACACTACCCGATGTGTTCGAGATCCTCTGATCTCTATTTTTGATTGTATCACACTTTTTTATGCATTTTATGCAAAGTTAAAAATCCTCGGATATTTTTCTTCAAAAGCTATACTCTTAATGATTTTTCCTTTTTTTAAATTTTTTTCCCAGATATCCATTTGAAATCACTTTATAAATATTTTCTAATCGTTCATGTATTTCTTTATAAACTTCTACAATATCTTCTGAATTAAACTGTTTATCTGTGTTTTCCACTAAATAATCTTCCAATTGTTGCACATTATACTTTAGCTCATTATAAAACGCCTTGTCATTATACAAAAAATAACGAGATATCTGCAAAATATTTTTTAATTCGGCAATCAACTTATCTGTTTCCCTCAGTTTATTTTCTCCATCAAATCTAACATATCCCCTTGCTTCCGGTATGTCTTTAATCAATATCTTCTGATATATTTCTTTGAAATAAACCGATTCTAATTCTGTTCTTTGCTTTTTCGCATTAGAACTAAATGTAATGATTGCTACTATAATTGAAATTCCTATTGAAATTCCTGACAGTATATTATTAACCATTTTATTTTCCTTATAATAAATTATTAATAACCATTTCTTTAAGATTATTCTTATTATTTCCAGAACTAATCTCAATCTTCTTTTCAATGCCTTCTATTCCAATACTCTTTACTATATCTTCAAAAAAGCCTTGTATAAAAGATGATGCCATTCTCCTTATATTATCTGGAAACCATAAAACAATTTTTTCATTTTTATAATCAATTCGACCTTGCACTTGATCTTCAAAAACTTTTTTCCCGTATTGATATCCTGCCAATCCAGTTATTGTACTATCAAATCGTAATTTTATTTCATTTGTCATAAAATCATACCTCCTGCTTCATTACAAAATTCAGATTAAATGCTGTTCCTGGCATATATATTGCACTCGCCCCGATAACCTTTTTAGAAGGCGGACTCCCAAAAAAATCATTTTGCTCATTAAATCCAATCCACCCATCATTATACTCAAGAAATTCATGGTTAAACCATAATGCCCTTGTTCCACTAATCATATAACAATTATGTGCATCAGATCTTTTTTCTAGCGAACCAATCAATTTCGTTAAACCAGTTCCTCCTGTAATACTCTTTTTTACTGAGCCTGATATTTTATGTTGAAATGATGCAATATTAAAAAAATCTGCTTCTGTATATTCATCATCAAAAAATTTTTTATGATAAATATACGCTTCCGCTACTTTTTTATATCTATGATCTAGCTGTTTATTTTGCAATATACGATGCTTTAATGCATTTCCAAAAAGAGCCTCACTAAAATTTACAACTGCTATATTAATTCCTGCATAGTTTTCTGTGGAGCCTTCTTTTCCATACAAACTAGTTACATCAATATCTACAAGACATGATGTATTTGCATGTTCCCAAGCATTACCGATTAACTCGCTTACTACTTCTGAAATATCATCTGCACAACTTTGCTCAATTCCACAATATCCTAAATAGCAGGTAATATCTCCCATAGTTTTAGAAAGTGTATCATCTCCATTATTATATGCAAGCACCTTTCTGAAATGCGTTTGGTATATATCATCATAGAACTTTGCCTTGCAACGTTCTGTATTTTTTCCATTTGCCCATATTAATGAAGAATACTTTATTCCTTCTATGTGTATGCTACTTCTGCATCTAAATTGCATACGCACATTATAGTCATATTTTTCAACCATAACATACCAAATTATCTCTAAGAATATATATGTCAACTTATCTTCAAAATTCACATCCCCCAATATTATATTTATTGGAACATGAATTTTATTGTATTTTCATACACAACAACTCCCTGCTTTGTTCTAATCTTTTTGGGAAATGTTTTCGGAAAGTTCTTCTGAAATAATAACTCTACATTTTCCATTCTAGTCCTCCTGTACTCATATCATACAACATTCCCCTAAAATTTCAATACATTTTTCAATATGATGTTAAAAGTTTAAAGGAGCCGCTAATAAAAAACAGCTCCTTTAAAACATTTTATCCTACATCTAACTTTGCCATCAAAGCTTCTTGTAAAACTTTCGATACATTAAGATTTGCTTCCTCTGCCTCTTGATTCAACCAGTTTGGTAACGTTACATTTCTTCGTACCATTCGTTTATCATTTTTTCTACGATAGAAAAGGAAATCCACATCAACCAGTGTTACAAAGCCTTTTCCATCATCCGCAAATGTTCCTTCTTCAGGATGAATACTCAATAGATCAGATGGCTCTGGAAGCTTTTCACCGGCATCTTCCATTGAAATTCCTTTAAGTCCGATTGCATCTCTTGCCATCGTTATAGCATCCGCATAATCTTTCCCCTGTGTCAAGATCTCCATATCTGGAACCTCAATCAATACGGTTCCATCGTCCACTCGTGTTAGTATTGTTGGATATACTTTTTTGCTCATTTTCTTCACCTCCTTTGATAATACTATCTTTCCAGATTCTATATGAAAAATATCGGGAAGAAGGGGGAATCCCTTACAGTAATCCCCTTCTCTTCAATATTGCTTTTGCTAATCTCTCATTGATTTCTCCATGTCTCGGAACAGTTTCTCTTTCATTTCCTCGAACATATACATCATGATTTCCACCATGACGTTCAAAGTGAAATCCGCCATCTGTTAGCTTTTTTACAAAGTCTTTATTTTTCATATAGCCTCCTTTCTATGATTATATTATACACATTTTATACACATTTGTCAAGTGTGAAAATGTGTATTTTTTACACATTATTATTTTTCAAGTATTCATCAATTCTCCTACTTACCCCACTCTGTGCCATATGCACTTTCTGCGCAATCTTTTCTTGGCGCATCCCCTCTAAGTAACGTAGCCGAAAGATTCTCTGAATTTTGCTATCCTCAATTTCAAAGATCCACTGTTCGATCTCCTCCTGCTCCTTCTGAAGCTTCTCGATCCGGCTGGAATATCTCTGCCGCAGGCGCTGCTCTTTGCTATAATTATATCCCGTTACTGTCTGTGGACGTGGATAACCTTTCCGGTAATCAATGATCGTGTCGCTTTCTACCAGCTTTTCCTTTCCTTCCTCGGTACCCATCTTCTGTAACTTTCCCTGCAGTTCCTTAATTTCATCGTTATTGCTTCGGTACGCTTCCAAGCGCTCCCGTGTCATGCCTTCTGTTTCCATCGGTATTACCTCCTCTCACAATAGCTACTGCTTCTTCTCAACATCATTTCCTTTCTTGATCCATTTGTGCAACATCCATGCAAAATATGGTGCAAACAACCATCCACAAAAGATTGCCATAATACACAGCGATATTGAGCGATCATCCCCATACTTTTCCCACTCTGGAAGAACTTCTTTAAATGCATTCTGTGTATACATAACTGCGTAAATTGCAATAGATGCCAACTCAGCCCCTATCACTAACATTAACAATAAAATCATTTCGTTTTTCTCCACCACTTTCTTTTACTTTGATTTCTCTGTTTAATATTCTCCAGAAAACTAGAATAGGCAGCTCTCGCACATTCTTTCTTCACCTCTGCAGGACGTCGATCTGCATATTCGACCATATCTCTAATCATCTGCTGAACACGATCTTCCTCACTGTGGTTATAGCCGTATTTCTGGCAATATGCTTTCTTTTTCTGACGCTTATTCATAGCAGCCATCCTTCCTACGTCTTTCCTGGCGCTCATATTCTTCCTTTGTCTTATAAAACTTGCATTCCTCTGTTGCACAATACAGCTTTGTCAGCGCTGTGCAGCGATCTGTTTTTCTCGCTCCGCAACGAGCGTCAAAGCCGAAGCAGTCTCTTTTTACCATGTCTCTCCTCCTCAGATTAAAAATATTGTGATTTTATGGATTTTGGCAGCCTCTGCCACCTTCTGCCATAGATCGGCATTGGCTACTGGGTTTCCGTTTGACTTTTTCCAGTCTGCCTTTTGCCAGGTATTCAAATACTGGAATCCAGTTTTGTGCTAATCTGCACTGGTATCATCTTTCTCCCTCATCCAAGTAGTTGCGGCCGAAGATCTCCATGAAGTATCCTCTTGTCCCCCAGTGGGCTTCAAAGGCTTTCTGTGCATCCTCATGCAGGATCTGGCGATTCTCATTGCCATTCATGCTGTCGTGTACCGCGTTTGGACCTGTGCGGTGACACGGGATACATAGATATACTTTCAATCCATACTTCTCAGAAAAGCGGCGATTCGGACCGCCAAAGCAATGGTGTTCTTCGGTCTGGCCAAGTGCTCCACACAGGTAACACTCGCCCTTTCTTGTCATCATTCGTGTTTTTGCCATGTTCTTCTCCTTAGTCCATATTCATGCTGATCTGTCCCGGAATCTCTTTATCTTCCTGCGCCTTGCGGATCACATTGGCAATGTTCTTGGCCTGTATCATATGACCTTCCCATGCCACCCAGCGCCCTTCCTCTGCTGCCTGCAAGGCTCTCTCGAAGCAACCGCGCATTTGATCAACCCACTCTTGCGCTGGCGCATTTTCTGGTTTCTCTGATACAACACCCTTTACATTTTCCAATCGTTCTGATTTTTCAGAGGTTCGTTCTGGTTCTTGTGGCTGTTCTTCCACTTTCTTTGGCTCTGGTACAACTTCCCGTACAGGCTTGTCATCCCGCATTTTTGTTTCTGGTTCAGAAATGGGATACGCAACAGCTCTTGATTTTTCAGGCACTAGAGATTTTTTCTCCTCTGCCTTTTTCTGAATTGATGCTTTTGGGATATTTTCTGACTTCTGTGGCGCAACCTTTGGCGGTTTGCCCTTTGTCAAAATTTCCACTGTTTTGGGTTTTGATATTTCCTGATCGCCCTGTTCCATTGGGCGACCATATAAAGAAAACCATGCCTGTTCCGGAGTCTTGTCGATTGGGCATAACACACGGATTTCTCTAACCATTTCTTCCGGTGTATACTGCGTGCGAAGCTGAGTGCGAACATTCGTGATTGTGATTTCCCTTTCATCGATAGAAAACATCATCTTGCCCTTGCCTTCTACACGAACCATTGCCATTCCAGATCCTGTTGGTGCTAGCGCTTCAAGCAATGCCTCTTCTGCATCTGGCTGATATACTGCCGTAAAGACTTGAGAGTAGCGCTCTGGCATCTTGTCAAAATACTGATACATTGTTTCCTGTGCCAGTGTAGCCAATTCTACTTTCGGTTCTTCTAAAATCACTTCGAGATCGGTTTTTTTCATTTCCTCCGTGATCTCCGCCTTAATTTCTCGAATTTCCTGACGCGTTGCTGTTGTCGGAATTGCCGCAATCACCTCATCTGGTAAAGTAAGCATCTCTGCCAACTTAGTCATGCCGTATGCTTGATACCGATCTGCCAGACGGCCAGAATAACCGCCTTCTGAAAAGCGATCGTTGATTGCTATGTAACGAGACACGATGTCTGCTGTCAGGCCATAACGCGAAGATGCAAATTCAGCTGCGCTTTTGAATCCTGACTCATGCAGGATATCTGTATCTCTCGCAACTTTCAGAAGGTATCCGATGCGAACAAATCCTTCCGATGCCTCCTTGATCTCATGATCCATGGCCTCTTGAAATGCCTGAAATCCTTCAATTTCTGTTAATGCTGTCATTTTATGCTCCCACCTCCATTAAATCTGCCATTAACAATGCCCGTAACTGGCGGTTTCTCTCTGTTCCATTCCGCAATGCTTCCATTTCCTCTGCCCTCCGCTGTGCGGACTGTGCGGCTAGTTGCTTGTCTCTCTCTTTCAAGCGCTTTCTGATTTCTGTCTGCCATTCCTTTAGGTATTGATTTACTGTATCAAGATCAGGCTGGCGGTTATACTCGGAGCGTTTCTGGCGGACTGTACCGCCTGGCTCAATCTCAAGCGTATACCAAGCTGTCTTTGGATCGCGGCGCAGGAACAGTATATACGTTTCTTCCGTCTGGATGCGCTCGTAATATCTGTCTGATGCGCCGGCGCAATGATGCAGCTGGTGAGAATCATCTACGATATCCATCAGCGTGCATGGCGTGATTATCTGCCACCCATCGCCCTTGTAATCATAAATTCCTTTGATTCGGTCTAAGACTGCCTGTGCCTTTGGCCACTTTCGATTCATCGCTTCTGCCTCGTACTCAGCTTTTCTGAGTTCAAATTCTTGGACGAGCTGGTCATGTCGAAGCTTTAAATCTTTAGGGTTGTACACAATTTCATCTTGTGCATCCATCCCCATTCCCTTCGCCATTGATATATAATCCGTATACAGTTCGATTACTGAGTAAGGGACATTCTTGTTCAGAAGCTTCATCTGCCGTTTGATGAAGTTTAGGCACTTTTGAGGTGTCATATAGTCAAGCATCTCTTTGACTGAATTGGGTGTAATGTGTGCTGTTTCTAGTTCCTTTAGGGTTTCTGTCTTCAATGGTTCGTTTGGGTGCTCCATTCGCCATTGTAGCCACTCATGAATAATTGATCCTCCGTTTAACTGCTTGAGTCGCCCGATCGCATTTCGATCCAGCCCTAATATCTCCTCCGGTGTCTCGCCATGCAGATTCAGATTTTCATTATAGCCATAGTAAGCAAGCTTCGCTTTTGAATTCTGTTCGGCCAGTTTCTGCAATCCCGCCAGAACCAGTTGTGTGTAGACCGGTGTTCGCTTCTCCATAATCCAGTTGATTGGAAGTTTTGCCTTTCCGATATCCCACAATCTTGTCTCTTCATAGCCTGAAGTTTGCAGGACTTCCTCTGCCCCCACCGGATACAGGTAAGATGGCATCCAGCGACGGTTCCACGGGTTTCGATCCCACCAGTTATATAAATCGCGATAGTAAACCTTTCCTTCCTTGTAGGGCATCCATGTCCATCTAAGGATTTCTGTAAGGTCTACCGTTTTCCCAGTCTTATCCCACCGAACGTTGATTTGATAAAGACGTTCTGCCAAGCTGCCGTCTGACTGTCTCGAGAAGGCAGTGATATAGTCTTTCTGTTCCTTGCTCCATGTACGTGTGCTTACGATCACGGTCTTTCCCGCACACTGGAAGCGTTCTGAATGCTTGAATTTTCCAGTGTGCGGCTTTCCGCAAGCTGTACAATGATATTGTCCGTCTATGCGAAAAGCATATTCCTGAGGGGCAATTTCTTTTAGATACCAGTTTTTAATTTCATCCTGCTGATCCTTAAAGAGAGACATGTAGTTGTGAATTTTCTCAGCCTTTATCTCTTGCTTTCTGTAATATCGTGTCTTATCATAATAGGCTTCTGCATGTTCAATCAGACTCGCTACGCTTCCTCTGCGTCCAAAAAAACTTTCTATCATCTCCTCATCTTCTGGCGAAACGGTTAGATCAAGTGGCCATAAGCCACTTGAGTATCTGCCCGTGCTGCTCATCTGACTTACAAGCTTTCTTATGCAGCGCTCTCCTTTAAGTT